GTATCTACAAAATGCTGGTCAGGATACCTACCAATCCCCATCACACAGTAGCGCCCTTCCGGTGGCAGTACTGTATCCAGTAGGTCGAAGGTTGACATGTTTTACTTTATTTGGTGGTGAGCTTTGGTGTGAATGATGTAATCGTTGATTGCTTGCGCGTAACTCGGGTGCGGTTCTCGGTCGCCCTTGAACCAATTGTAGATAGTCATACGAGTCACTCCGAAGTCCTCTGCAATCTTGCTAACACTGATGTTTGCGCGAATACATACACGACCCAAGGCTACACCCAAAGACTTGATACTTGCCTTTTTGTTTGCGTATACCAAGCTTTGGCTATAACCATAGGTCATGCGTTTACTCCTCGTCGCTCCAAGCCTTCACCACAGAGTCAAGGTCTTTCTTGACAGTTGGTTTTGGCTCGGCTTTCTTCTCACGCTTAGTTGGTTCCTCAATGGGGGACTCAACTTTTGGTGCGGCGGCTTTAGGGGCTGGCGCTTCTAGCTTAGGCTTACCCGCCATGTCTGCTTGGTATGGTGTCATAACTACCATCTTCAGCACGTCAGGCTTCTTAGCTACTTCGCTAGTCACAGCGTACTCGGCTTTGTTAATGAAGCGTGTTGGTGTGAACAACACTGACTGGTTGTCGTTCTCTTCATTGAAGCTGATCTGTGTCAGAACATAGTCCAAGCTCTTGCCGTTGTTGGCTAGGTACTTAGAATAGTTTTCAAACGTGTGCGCATTGTCGCCATGTCCGTCACCAAACAATGACTTGGATGCCAAGTTCATTTGATAGACTTCACCCTCAAGCGAAGTACCAAAGTCTTCTTCCAACACCAACGCAATACGGCGTGAGTAGCGGCAAGCTTTTGAGTTGCCCATACCTGAACCCTTGGTGTTTTTGGTGCAGTTGTCGCAACGCTCGGCTTGCTTGTTTGTGGAACCCTCATCGGGTACACGACCATCATTAGAGAAGCAGTCGGGCGCAGTCGGCTCGGCATCAGGACTCCATTGCTTTTCGTAGAAGATACGACCCACAGCAGGAGAAGCGTTAACGATGATCGCGTTCAAGTTACCCTTGACCTTGCCCATCTCTTCACCGCCGACTGTCTTACGGAAGATTCCGTTTTTAGGCACGATGCGTTTAACGCCAGACTTGCCAGCGAGTTGTTTTGTAAGCTCGCTAACACCTGCGGTTTGCAGGAAGTCGGGGAGGTCTTGGTTGAGAATAGTGAGATTACTCATTTCATTTTTCCTTAGAACGTCTAACAATCACGGAGTAAGCATTCTCCACATTGAGGCCAAGTGGTAGAACTGTGGGATTCTCAGAGAGGAAGTCCTTCATGTTTGTTTGATGAAGTCTCTTCTCCAACAGGCCAAATGCACCGTGCTCCTCTATGAAGTCGTACATTGAATCCCAATCGTTCGTCCAGTACCGTGACTTTACTGAGCGAATGATCGTGCCGTGTGGGGTGCGAATGCTGTCGGCATTCATCTCTTTGCATACATCGAGCATCTGTGCTTCTAAAACATCCATCTGCTCTTTGAGGTCTGTGTCTTCAGCTTCAAACATGCGCTTGTTCTCGGCACGCTTGTCTCTGATCTTGATGTAGATTGACGTTAGCTTAGCTAAGTCAACAGGGTTGTCTTGTTTGTCTTCCATCTGATTCTCCTGATAGGTGTGTGGTGCTAGCGGTTCACATAAAGCAGTGTGTTTTAGCGTTTTGTCCGCAATGAAAGGAGAGTCTAACGGCGCTAACCCGTCAGCCACTAGCACCACACAATTCAAATTATATACTAACTTTTGACATTGTCAACATCTTCTGAAGAAATTTCTTGCTTGTACAAGTCGATTACTTTTTGATGGTTGTCAATATTACCTTGAAGCATCGTGTACATCTTGGTTTCAATTGGGCTACCCTTGATGTGTACCACAGTCATGTTGTTGACTTGCCCCGGTCTGTCGATACGTGCGTTGGCTTGCAAGTACGTTTCAACACTTGTGCATGGAGCATACCAAATAATTGTGTTGGCGGCAGTTAGAGTTAACCCGTGGGATGCCGCCTTCGGTTGAATGATTAAAACTTTTGGTTCCGGTTGCTCTTGGAAGTGCTTGACAATATCAGAGCGTTTGTTTACAGGCACCGACCCGTTGATGACGTCACATGTGATGTTGTGTTTTTGCAAATGTTTCTCAAGCAACTCGATGGTGTGCGTGAACGGAACAAACACAAGCACCTTGTGGCTTGACTCTTCAATCACTTCCTGCACCACATTCAGTCGGCTACTTACGTCGAACTCAACCACTTCGCCCGTATCCGTATACACCGCACCTCCAGCTATTTGAAGAAGTTTGTTGATTTGAACGGCAGCGTTAACTGCGCTTACTTCTTCCCCAGCAGCCTCAATCAGCATCTGCTTCTTTAGTATGTTGTAGAACTTTAACTGCTGCGCGGTTAACGGTGCATCTCTTTCAACAAACGTAATCGGCGGCAGATCAAGGCAGTCGGCTTTCTCAAACCTGATGGCGGGTTGCAGTGCCTTATGCACAATTAACTGCGCAGTCGGCTTGGGTATCCATTTGTACATAGTGAGCTTCATCATCACTGTGTCGCGGAACTGACCAAAGAAAGGTGACACACCCTTGGGGTTCACAAGCTTTGCCAATCCGTAAGCATCCACAGGTGATTGAGCGGCAGGCGTACCAGTCAACATCCACAAGCCCTTGATAACTTTTGTTAGGTCACGCAAGTCTTTCCAACGCTCGGTCTGCACATTCTTATACGCAGATGCCTCGTCCACCACGATGAGGTCAAAGCCACCCGCAATGATTTCTTTCTTAACAATGCTGACACCATCGAAGTTGATGATGACAAACTCAGCACCAGCATTCACAATTTCCTTGCGCTTACGTGCGGCACCATAAGCGACTGACACCGTGCGGTGAATTGCAAATTTAAACAAGTCGTTTTGCCATGCCGACTTCATAATCGACAAGGGGCAGATCACTAACACACGCTTCACTAATCCAATTGTCATGAGGTAGTCGACAGCCCAAATCACTGATGCTGTCTTACCTGTACCTTGCTCGTTGAAGCAGAAAGCTTTTGGGTTACCAGTCAAGAATTCTGCTGTTGTCTTCTGATGCTCGAACGGAGTGAACCCCGGGGGACGAGGCCACGTATACTCTGATAGGTTCATTTTTTCTTGCGTTCCTTGGCGCTTACTTCTGACACAACTTTGTGGTTGGAGCCACGTTTGAATGAGCGATTGGCTGATGGCGACTGGAGCTTGACTCCGTTTTTGTTGGTGCCGCCTTTAGATAAAGCTCTGATATGCGCAACATCTTTGCCTTCGCGTACGTCAGCACGTCCGTCTTTGTTTCTGTCGGCGCTTTTTTTGTCGATTGATTCTCGTGCGCGTTGTCGTTCGAGCCGTTCATCGGCTTCTCCTCTTTCTATTTGTTGTTGATATTCTTTTTTATAAGGGCGGGGTTTGTTAACGTAGGGCATGTTAGTTCCTGTTGTATTCACATTCTTTCACCGAGCAGAACTTGCACAGTGGGCCTTGGATTGGATTCCAGACTCCATTTTGCAACGCCGCTTCAATTCTTGCTACGTCTTGTGCGGGTTTTTCGATGTACTTTTGCATCATCTCTTGGTAGTGCGTAGCCCTCACGAACTCCTTGCTGACTACAAACAAGAGTGCCGACTTCACCTTCTGAATTTCCGGATACTTGGCGAATAATCCACAAGCGACAAGATCGAGTTGCTTCACGTCCGCATATCTCGCACTCTTGCTTGTCTTGTAGTCTATGGAGTGTGCCGTTTTCGCGGTCGGATTGATAATCACCAAATCCGCTACCCCATGCCACCACACATGCGGAGCATCGAATTCGCACGACTCTAAATTCTTCGTCAACCCAAGTTTGACTTCGCATAACTTCTCTCCCGGGATCTCTTTTAAAACATCTAGTGTTGCTTGCATATACGCAAACTGTTCTGGGATCGGCGTTCCATCACGAATGTATTCTTCCGCCACAGTGTGAGCTGTCTTTCCATACAGTGTGGCCTGTGTATCAGGTTCAACAACGTCCTTTGCTATCTTGGTGTGGTAGTACTTCTTAGGACACTGTTGAAATGTTTTCAGGCTACTGAATGACCAGACAATACTCATGTTTTCATTCCTCGAATAAACGAACATATACTGGCTCCCGTGTCGCCAAAAGGCATTTTCTCAAACTCTTTGGCTACCTCTTCTAGCACCTG